TCATTCATTGTTTACGGTCTCAGTTCTCTTATTATCCCTCAACCGAATCAACCAAGCCAAGACGTTTCAGAGTAATAACATCATCTTCCATTTCAAGTTCAAATTGTTCGCCAGGGACTAAAGACATGTCGTGACAAAGTTCGTCTGGAAGAGGAATAACAACAGAACCGTAAGCGTCCTGTTCAATTTCAATGAAGTGGTACCTAGTAGACATTTGGTGAGTGTTACTTTAGTTTAATTCGTCAATACTCTAAATCTAGTTTTCCTCTGGTCATCAGACCATTGCACAACCAAATAAGAGCATCAACACAGTCATCATGGGAACTAACGCCAAAGTTGACGATTTCATCTGTTAGAGCCTGGAACTTTCTATAACGGTTGAAAACAATTTTGCGTTGTTCAAAGAGGCCCATGATACCCCTGAATCTTGCTACCTTATCACCCTTAAATCCTTTTACAGGATGCCATAGCATGTTATACAATCCATGATCTCCTAAACAGATACGTTTAAAGTCAGCTTCTAGTGATGCTTGATATGCAACAGCTTCAGACCAGATGTGAACATTACTGCCTGTAGGGAAATAATTGTTACCGTCTTTATGCACTACTCCCCACTCCAACATCATTTCCATTAAGGCTTCAAGCTTTTCAATGTTTCCCATCAAGCGAATACGTTTGCAATCGATGACATGAATTTTGTTATTAATTCTTCCTCCCATAACAAATACGGTGTAGTCATTTCTTTCTTTTGTGCCAGCAGAAAGATCAACTCCTACACCCATAGCATCAAACTCAGTACTAATCTGCCCTTTAACAATCAGATCTGGAGAAAGAGATAGTTCACTGGTTTGAACAATTTGATTTTGATACTGGAAGCTAAAACTGATTGGTGACTGCCTTCTACGATCCTGCAGATACTCAAGGCTCCACATGTTGGGCCAGTAGGAAATCTCGTCACCGTTATTGTTTACAACAACTGCGGATTGAACTAGTTGGACCCAGTTGTTTTCTGGAGTAAACGTTGTTGCGTGAATATCATCGTGGCGGAAACGGGTACCCAAGCAAATTGCACGCGCACCTTCAAACATGGTCGGAGTGATAACTGAGTTCCAGTTATCTTCCATGGCAGCACGGATGTCCCTGCTCTTGATGTCGTCAGCAGATTTCACAACGTCATCAAGCAAACATAAATGACTACGCTTGGAAGTCACTGCGCCTTTCAAGCCAGCGCAACAGATCGTGAATTCCTCTTCACCTGTTGATTTGATGCCAGCAAATTTCCAATCAATACTCCAGTATTCGTTACTATTGATCCCCTTGGCAATCTTGACCGTGGGAAAAATTTCTCTGTACGCTTTGCTTTCTTCAATGATTCGTTTGATGGCAGCACTCTTGGGCCTAGCAACATCAACCGTGTAAGAGATGTAAAGGATCTTAAGAGGCTTGCGAGCTAGTGCATGGTTACCAATAGCCCACGCGGTAAACAAACCAAGAACTGTAGATTTTGCACTACCTCGTGGCGCCAGGATGTCAATGTTGGGTCCGCCAATACCTAGTAAACATTCAGTATCGTTTCCAGTACACAAATACTTATGCCACTCAAGGTGATGTTCTGCTGGTGGCTTTTCCCCTACAACATCACAAAAGTATCCAAAATCTGCTCTGGCTCTTTCAACATCAAAAGAAACGGTTTTTTTAACTACCTGCTGCTTAGCTGCTGCCCTTGCTGTACGTCGATAAACCGAATAAAGGGAAGTACCTGCCACGCCTTCAACTTACTGCGAAAGATGTGCCCCTAGCTTAGGGTACTGAACTTTAACTTTCTTCAGCCAGAATCTTTGTCCAAACACCCATAGAAGCTTCTTGTAACGGTGCTTCAATAGGATCGTCACGGAAAATTAAAACAACTTCTCTTAATGCACGGTCTGCTCCAGCAAGAATAAGACCTTGTTTATCTGTTAAGTGCTTCTCATCATTTAGCTGTTTGATTGCACCACGTAGTTCTTTCTGGAGCATTGCAATACGGGCAGAACCCATATCTTGTTTAACAAGACCTTGATCAATTCCTTGACGTAACTTATCAATGTCCGTTTGCATTGAAAAGATTTCGTCTTCAAGAAGTTGATTAAAATTAGGTTTTTTAAATTCTTCTTTAGCCCACAAATCACAATCAACAATAGATCCCTTGAATCCCAGAAACCTGGAATACAAGTACATCTGAATTGGTGAGTTTGTTTTTTTACAGAAGGCTAGAAAGGATTCACGATCTTTTTCAGAGAGTCGTTCAATCCATTTCTTCATGTTCGGTACTGGCTCTGAGCCTGTTCGTAATCTCTGTTCTCTTTATAGCGCCTAAACATCTCTTGTTGCAACTCAGTCGTGCGAGTTTCTTGTGCGCTCTTGCCAATTGTTTCACGCTCTTGTTGACCACGCGTTGCAAGACCTAAACGTTCTTGTTCGCCAGTAGCAGCAATACCAAGTCGTTGCTGCTCACCTTGGGTAAGCATTCCGAGACGTTCCTGCTCACCAGCAGTTACATAGCCCAGGCGTTGTTGTTCTCCTTGAGTAACATAACCGAGCCTTTGTTGTTCCCCTTGAGTAACGTAACCAAGGCGTTGTTGAGCACCTGTGGTTTCAATGCCCAGACGTTCTTGTGTACCACGGGCAGAGATACCGAGCCGTTCCTGTTCTCCTGTAGCAGCAATGCCAAGACGTTCCTGCTCACCACGAGTCCCCAGGGTTTGGCGTTCCTGCTCCCCTGTTGTTTCAATACCAAGACGCTGTTGAGCACCTTGGGTCTCGTAGCCAAGCCGTTGTTGAGCACCTTGACTTTCATACCCAAGACGCTGTTGTTCGCCCTGTGCAACAGTGGTAGCACGTTCTTGTGTACCTGCTTCTTGAAGACGCATCCTCTCTTCTCCACCAGCAGCTTGAGCGCGTCTGATGTCTTGAGTAGCAAAGAACTCTTCGTTTGTGCGGTCCAGCTGTGCACCTAAGGTCATGTTAAGCCGCTGCTGAGCGGCGCTAACTTCATCAAGAGCAACCTGTGTACTCAAGGACTGTGTAGGCACCTGTGTGGGCGGTCCAGGAGGAGGAGGCGCCGGAAGGTACTTAGTTTTTGGAGAAGGCGCTGGAGCCGGTGAACCACCCATAATAATTAAAGCTCTTGATCTACTATAACAAAATTAAGCGTAAGAAATGTTCTTACCTTGATAGCGGCCTCTGAAATTAGTAGCAGCATTTTGTTGTGCAGCCATGGCTTCAGCCCGAGCACTTTCAGATGCAGCAGCAGCAGTCATTTGTGCTTGCTTAGATGCCATAATGTTTTGAACATTAGAAGGAAGTCCTTCAGCAAAAGCACGATAATCTTTAGAAGCATAAAGATTCCGTTGTGTTGCATCCCACGCAGCTTGTGAAAGAATTGGATAACTTTCAAGCATCTGCTGTCTACCAAGATCAGCTGCAAGTTGATATTGATCAATTATCTTTTGACGCTCTAACGGATATACTGCTTGCTGATATTTCATTACTTCATCAAAAATTCCTTTGGATTTAGTTGTATCAGGAATTGGTGACGTATCTGCTAAAGTTCCTTCCGTACCAGATCCTTGATTGCCTGGTTCAAAATAAGAATAAGCACCACCAGTATATGCAGGATTTGTTAGATCAACGTCTCGGATTCCTTTACTTAAATCCATACCCTTAAAAGAAGGGTATTTGCTCCAGTCAATAGGCTGAAACTCTTCTTTCTTGCTTGGATTAATATACTGTTGAAGAAAATTATTTGGAAGATCTGTATTAGAAAAGTAGTCAGAAAGTGCCATGACTTAGTACCTCATCAGGAGTACTGGTATTGACTTGTAAGAGCTTGACCAACTTGACCTGCAAAGCCAAGACCCATCTGTTGAGCAGTTTGCTGACTGCGTTGGAGCATAGCAGCTTGTGTTGCAATGTTCTGACGGATACCAGCGGCAGCCATCATTCTTTCAAATTCAGCTTTCTTAGATGTTTCAGAAACTTTCTGAAGATAAGGAGCATACTTTTTAATATTTTCTAACTGAACATCTGCTTCTTGCCGTTGTAAAGCAAGTCCTCCTTGAATTTGTTCAAGAGGATTAAGAACATCAAGAGGTGTTCCATACCCACCATATCGACCAAATTGGCCAACTTCTGGAACATTTCCTGTTTTATCCAGTTCACCAGAAGGACGGTTCCTTAAAGCATTGGCAGCTGCAGCACCTCCTTGTGCAACACCACCAATGACTGCTCCAGGGATTCCTGTAGCACCTGCAGCAAGAGCACCTATAGGTAATGCTGCAGCACCGACACCTCCAATCGTTTGTGTTGCTAAATTTCTAATAGCACTTTGACCAAGTTTGGCTTGTACAGCAGGATTAGTAGCTGCCTGGGTCATTCCAGTCATCCAACTTGGTAAACCGCTAGCAGCTTTATAAAGTTGTCCAGCATTTTGAGTTGCCCAAGGCATATTGGCAATGGCTTGACCTGCCATACGGCTACCAACACCTAAACCAGCACCTAATCCACCACCAATGAGTGCAGCAGTACCAACTTCAAGTGGGTTTTTACCTTGTCCAGCGGCTGCAAGACCTCCACTAAGCGCACCAATTCCAGCTGGAATTAAAAACGGAAGTGCTGCTTGTAACATAATTTAGATCCTCTTATTAAGTATTTTAAGGTTAGTAAGCTTTGTTAGACATTGGCGTATCTAGAAATTGCTCCAACACCTAATGCTAAAGCGGAACCAACTCCTGGAATAAGTCCTAACAAAGGAGATAAAGATTGAACTACTCCAGGTTTACCTTCTTGACCCCGCATCCCTTCAATTGTAAAAGGATTCATCATTGGTGGTTGATACAAAGAAGTATCACCTGTTACTTGAGTTACGCCGCCAGATGAGCCACCTCCGCCACCAGATTGCTGGCCACCAAATCCCCATTGCTGTTGCTGATTATTTTCTGTCCCTGCAGCTTGATTATTTTTGTTAAACGGATCAAAAGAACTTCTATATTTGTTTTTATCCTCTTTATCGCTACCTAGTAAATTCATATTTTCAGTATAAGCTTTTAACCAATTACCTGGATCTGGAGTTTGTTTTTTGAAGGTACCTGAATAGTCTGGAGAATCAAACTTAAATCCAGAGGTGTAGCCAGAATTCTGTCCCCAATTGTTTTGAGTGTTAGTACTACCAAAGTAACCAGGATTTTGGCCCCAGGTGTTCCAACTGCTGGTATTGCCGCCAAATGGACTTTGATCGAAATAGCTACTTGTTGCTACCATTACTTGACATACGGTGTAAGTTCATTCCAGCTGCTAGCTTGTGGTTGCCCCAGGGCTTGAGCTGCTGCTTGTAAGGAACCATGCTTATACTTTAAGTATTCTACAGGATTCTCTTTTTTAAGCCGAGACTCTGAGCTTTTTTGCATTAACTTCTTAACAACAGCAGCAGTACCAATTGCAGCAGCTGTTCCAGCTAAAGCAATACCTGCAACTGTTGCAGTAGTGGGTACTTTTACAGTAACAGGTCTGTAAGTAGAACGTAACTCAGCATTTAAATCACTTGTTTCAGATTTAACTTCGCTTAATTTTCTACTTGCACGAGAAAGACGATCTTGAAGACTTCGTGCTTCTGGATCTTGAGTAGCAGATGCTAAAGAACTAAGTTTCTCTTTTTGGTTTTGGATAAGCTGTTCTCTATTTCTTTTTAAGTAAGCAATATTGGTTTCTAATTGTTCTATGTTTTCTTTACTGGAAGAAAAAGATACCATCTTTTCTACACCCATGGCATCTCTTAGCTCAGCTTGCTCTTTATTTTGGACTTTTTGTTTCATAATATTCTCATTAACAAAAGCTTTTGCTTTTTCGATAATGGTTTCAGGAATAGAAGTATTTTGTGCAAGTTCATCTAAGCGATTACTTGATGCATTAATTCTTGCTTCAGTTGGATCAGGAATTTTACCAGTTGCTCTGCCATGGGCATACTCATATTTTGCTAATTTATCTGCGTTATTAGCAAGTTGGCGGGCAACTTTTAAAGCTTCTTTTTGATCAATTGGGCTAACAGACCCAATAGAAGGTACTCCTTTTGCACTCATTTCAGCTGACACTCTATTAACAATTGCTGACAGCTGATTTTGTTTTTTAAGCAAAGGATCTAACCGTCTTTGTATATCTAACCGTTCTGATTTAATTTCAGATCCATAAGGTACTCCCTGTGTAACTCTTGCTTCTTTTACTTTTTTAGGAAGATTTGAATAGAGTGCTCCAGCTGTACTTAATAAAGCAGCTGTTCCAAGTACTCCACTCAATGTAACTGGAAACCCTTTAATTCTGACTTCAGGATCGTTAAGTCCTTTTGCGCTACCACGAACTAAACCGCCAACTGTTGTAAACGATTGACCTTCAGGATCAATAGAAAACAGACTTCCTGCAGGAGGTTTAGATGTTTCATACCGACGATACTGCTTATAGGTAAGCGGATCAATATCAGAAC